ACACGAGCAATAATTCCTTCCTGAGTGTGGAAAGGTTGACCATTCCGAGTGCCAATGAATTTCTGACCAAAGAAAAGAGACTTCTCAATTGCCAGAGCATGCAGAGATGCACAATCCGAACGACTCTCTGCCACCATGCCATCGCCAGCAATCATCGGCATTGCAGCAAGAGTCTTGCTAACTGCCCAAGAATTGCGGAAGATTTGGGTGTAATTCACATAGCGAACTGCAATGATTGCAACTGCTTGCGGACGGATCGAACCTTCTTCGAACGCATTACCAATCGAATAAAGCGAGACCGTGTCTGCAATTGCTGCTGCTGCAACAGTGCCAACTCCACGCTGAACAACCAGTTGAGTTGAACTCGGAACCGAAGTAACGAGAACAACTTCACCAGTCGTGTCTGCACGAAGTAGATCACCAATCACAAGATCCGCAGTGGAAACAACAGTGAAGAGAGTAGTAGTGCCGTCCGGAATTGCACCGTTCAAAACACCAACAGGGAAAATCATCGTCTTCGTGAAGTATCCGTGCTCAATGTTGAGAGCAGTTTCATCTTTCAGAAGAGCGGTGAGTGCAAAAAGCGGAGCAGAGCCATTCGGCATCAGTCGTGTAATCATTGCTGAGAATGATTTACGCGCCAAGTCTTGTGGCAAGTTCGCAGTTGAGATAAGACCGACAGCCATTTTGGCTCCTTAGTTTACGAAGTTAGAAAAGAAAATCAATGTTGTGCAGGACTTTGATCCGCACCATCAGCAAACACCATCCAATCCATTTCTGCAGGTTGTTCCTTTTTATTCTTGTCTTGCTGACCAGAACTCATAAGGCCAGTGAATTGAGTGAACATTTCCACTGCCTTAGAATGGACCTCATCTGCAGACATTCTTGGATTGGCTTCTGCAATTTGGCGAGAAACAGTGGAAAGGAGTGCTTTACCAACTGGGTGCTTCAATGCAGGATTGTCAACATTCTGATTCCGAAGCGAGAAATCACGCATCCGCGAATCCATATCTCCACCGAAACGTTCAATCCCAGTTGACACTCCTTTTTCAACCATACCATGACTCATCTGAACTGAAGCTGAAACAGCATTTCGAGTCACAGAATTAAGCAGTTCAGCCAATGCTGCCGGATCACCTGCAAGAACCTTTTGAGAAAGTCCTTGAATGTCAACGCCTTGTGTGAAATCCATGGAACCCATAGCTTTCGTCACAGCTTCTGGGGTGAAGGAATCACCAAAGAGGCCTTTGGACTTTACTTCTTGCTGCTGCTGACGCTGAGTTTGAACATCCTTGCTCGGAGTCATTAGGGCAAGAAAAGGATCAAGCGGATTTGTAGCATCTACTTGTGTGTTAGCCCCGCCATTTTGTTGACCGCCGGCCGGTCCTCCAGAACCATTGTTATTTTGAGGACTGCCATTGCCCGCTTGCGGATTTGCAGGACCATTCTGTCCGTTTCCATTTTGTGGTTGGGTTTGCTGTCCTTGTTGTCCATCATTCTTTGGGGCCGGACCAAAACCAAGACCATTGCCACCACCAAAAATACCTTGAAGGAACGCCATGATTTATTCTCCAGTAAGTTCAGATTGAGGAATCACAAGCTCATCCATGAGCTCTTCTAGAACGAGAAGTTTTGCTTTCACCTTTTCCAGTTCGAGGAAATTCACCTCGTAACTGATGTTCGGATCAAATACAAAACTAACTACCATCTCTGCATAATCTGCAACTTTATTCTGCAAGTATGCTTGATTGTAAACGTTAATACATCGTCCTGCGTTAAGTTCTCCTTGTTCGAGATGAAGTTTTGCAAATCTACTACCCATAGGTCTAGGCATTATTGTACTCCGGGTCCTGCGTCTGTTCCAGGTTGATTCTGTGGTGTGGCATTCTGTGCCATTGATGTCGCCTGGAATTGTTGAATAAATTGCTGTTGCTGTTCTGGTGAGCGTTTGAAGTCCTTGAGCCAGCTACCTCCTTTGAGTTGTGTCCAATAAACAAACATCCCAATTACGTCGTACTCAGTCATGAGAACTGGCATAGCTTGCGCAGTCTGCAAGAACACAGTCATCAGATCAGGACTGAGAATCTTATCCATCGGGAGCAGACCATCTGTGACTTTGAAGTTAATCATTGCAGCACGAAGAGCTACAGGGTCAACTTGCACAGGCTGTTCTGTTCCACGATTCAACATTGTTTCTGGTTGCTGATTGAGAAGGACATTTGTCTTCAGAATCTCCTTTGCAGGAGTCATGAATTGATGCTCAATAGTAATGGAGGACAATTGTTGTCTTGCAGAACTATTCTGCATCGTGGTGTCGAATTCTGTCTTGGTTTTATTCCCCTTCTGGAATTGACCACGGTCTACTTTGTTCTGACCGGATGCCACATCTGCCATTCCAGAAATCATTTCTGACATCTGGAGGTTGGTTCCCATATTGTCTTCCCGATACGGGATTTGGTAGATTGCTTTCCCAATGTCTTCTCCCTTGAACTGGGAAGCATTGCGAAGAGGAATCCGTGCTACTGCTGCAGCTGGGTCAATATCTTCCTTATTGATGAATTTTGCATTGTAGATGAGTCGGTCAAAAACAAGCCTGCGCTTTGACTCCAAGGAAATATTCCATAGCGCACTAGACATATCCTGGAATGGGAGAGCAGTATCCAGCATAGATTGAGTCTGGTATCCGAGCCCATCTTCATTCGGCTGCATGATCAGAACAGGGAGATAATCATTCGCCGTGATGATTTCTTCCACATAGATTACATGTGTCCAATTAACAATGATACCAAAGTAAATCGTAGGGATGTTTGCGCCTGATCCACCTTTTCCAAAGTCGGAGGGACAAGCTCGGCAAACAAAATAAGTGACCAAGTAATAGTTGCGATAATCAATCGCACCACTGGGCCTGTCTGGGCCTCCAGAAATTCCAGCCCATTGCAACCAATTCATCCCGAAGTATGCAAAGCGGCCCTGTTGCATGTAGGGATTAATCATTGGCACGTAATAGTCTGTGGCGGAACAGCCGTTTCCATTAATTCCGGCCCAACCAGACTCAAACGCTTCTTTGAGGTTAGTAGTCTTACTAGGATCAAGACTCTGAACGAACCTTTTAAAGGTCATTCGATTCATGATCTTGTTCCAACCGAATGCTTCTCCCTCCTCGTGGTATTTACTCGGATCAATAGAAAGATCCATGAAGCAATTGTACACATCGAGAGATTCTATGCAGTTCCCACCTTGAGTTTGGGATTTTAGCTGTGCAACACCTGCAGTGTTTGGATCAGTGGAAGTGGTCACTCTTTGGACTTGAGTTTTCTTCCAGTGGATAAAGGCAGGGCCCCAGTTGTACTTGAATCCATTACGAAAGACTTTGATTAGCTCTCTTGCCCAACCATAACGGACAGAGTGTTCTCCAAACACTGCTTCGAATTGGATTGCAATCTCTTCCTGCGCAGGATCAGAATAGACTCCAAAGATCGGGAAGGAAGTGAGATACACACCAGCTTGGTAAGCGACTGCAGATTCAACCTGCGGCATTACCACTGGAACTGTGATGTCTACGATCTTTCTTTTTGCGCTTCCTGCAATATAGCGTTGATAATCTCGCACTTTTGCTGCAGTCTGGTCTAACTGCATCTGATATGCGCGATCACGATATTCTAGCAGAGAACGGAAATCCCCAATTGCTTGCTGGCAATTTTCTGCAAATCTCCTTGCATATTGCAAGAAAGAAGCACGCTGAGGAATGGAGAGAGTTGAAACTAGTGGAGAAGAAACTTCTGGAGTTCTGGTGACTGCACGAGAAGTAGATGGGGTTCCATCTGATCGTCCACCTTGAACCCAAGAAAGAGTTCCACGAGCTGAAGCAGGAGTAGTAGCCATTTGGGAGTTTGATTTGGGAGGTTGAAATTAAAAAGACATTTCGATTTCGTCGCCGTGGGCTGCTTTGACGTTGTCTGATGCTTCGGAATTGAAAAGATCTCGAATTAGAGTCTCTCCATGATTTTGGAGGATTTCTTCCACATAACCAATTGGATCGATGATGTCATCTGTATTGTTCACCTTTAATGGATTCCAGTCTACGATCTGAGAAATAACTAGTGAGCGCACATTAGGGTGGAGAAAGATTTCGCCGGCCAGAACTTTTACAAGTCCCTTCTTTATCCGATTGTTCTTTGCTTGCCCTTTTGGACTGAGTTCAACAAAGTTGAATCCTGAGATTCCTTCATCTTCGCAGTATTTGTCAAACCAGAAGAGGAGAGTGGATTGATAGGCTCCTCCTTCGACAGCGATAGTTCTAGTATTTCTCCTGAGGCCAAGCCCAATTGCATTCTTAATGGTTTCAAGTGGCGTAAAGGTGCCATACAAGAGTTCATCAAACACAGCCCTTCCATCCATGAGTTCGTAATGAGAAATCGTGCAATCGTCCCCAGTTTTCTTACCACTTGAAGGATCGATTACAATGAAACTACCTTCTCCAGCATCAACCGCGAGAAGATATTCTGGCATGTCTGGGATTTTCGTGATGTCAATCCCGGAAGCAAGAGCAATGTCTGTGGAATTGAGGACTTCAGCAATGAAAACCTCAGGGTGCCCCATGTTCGTATCAGACTCATATTCGTCCAAGAGTTCCTGAACTGGTCTGAGCTCTTCCCAAAGTGATTCACCTTCTGCAGTGATACCACCAACAATGAGAGAAGTCCATTGATTGTTGTTTTTGAGTTTCTCTAGGATCGAATTCTGTGGATACATGTTCCCAACGAAGATATAAGTGCAACCAAATGGGCTTCTCGCCTTCATCAGGGTACTTAGCATCCAGGTCAGCAATGCATCTGCAAGTTCCTTGTTCGGTGCATCTTCTCTTTCTTGTACGTCATCCATGATGATTACATCAGGGCGTTTGTTCTTTCTGTTAATTCCTCGAACAGAAGTGCCAGCACCTGCGGCCCAAAGAATGATCTCCCTTCCTCGAAAATGAAATACCTTTGTTACCTGATTATTCTCATCAATGTTGGAGTCCCAATGCCCAAATACTTTCCGTATTCCAGCACCAGAAAGCATGTCACAGATGTCTGAGAGAATGTTTACAGCTTTCTTCTCGGAAGCTCCAATAATCAGGATGAATTGCTTGTGTGAGAAGAGAATATACCAAACGCAAACTATCTTAATAAATGTAGTTTTAGCAAATCCCCGTGGAATGCCGATGGCAAACCTTTCAACTTTCTCTTTAAATGATGTGAGCAGCGTGAACAGTACAAGGTAGAACGCTGGGAAGTTGAAGAGGAAATCTCCGGGCATGCTAAGCATTGCCAGAAAATTAAAGTCTCGCTTTGCGACTTCTGCAACTTGCTCTGTTTTGACCGCAACTTCTTCAGTTTGGCCACGGAGTGTACTCATAGAATGTTAGAAACATCCATATTTGCTGTGAGCATTTTGGGGGCTCGTCGAACCGGCTTGTTTTCTAGAACTTCTAGTACTCCTGCAGCCCGTTCCACTTTTGTGATTCCTGGAAGTTGCATGCGTTTTTTGCCCAAGTCTTCTCCCCGGCGCAAAGCTAGAATTTCATCCAACTTCGTTGCAGTAGCAGAAATCATACTCTTTCCTTCCACTTCCACAATTTCTTGCTTTCCATTCACAAGATACTGTGGAATCAGATTCACATTGAGTTGGAGATTGACTACTGTTCCAACCTGGCTTGCGCCTCGATTAGTACTAGTATCTTTTCTCCGCTTCGCTTTATTCAGCACAGCAAAAGCTTGCAAACTCTGCTGCAAATTGGCCAAAGGGGCTTTTGCTTCAATCCGATCCAGAAAGGTTGCTTCTACTGAGTCGATTTTATGGTCGTATTCCAAGTCCTCAGCCGCGGATTGAACCTTCTTTGCTTCTACTTCCGCTGCGAAGTCTTCATCCCCGAGAAGTTGACTGACATACGAATCGGAGATTCCAATAGCGCTTGCCACTTGCACAGAACTTAATCCTGATGCAAGCATTTCAAGAATCTGGTCTCTTGCTGCCATTCTTTCCTCGTGTGTCTGCTATTTTCCTACTAGTATATTAGACTCCACCAAGAAAACACAAACATCACGAATTCAGTAGGGCTAAAAAAGTTTAGAAATTTTGGGAAAGTGTCATATAGGATTTACGTTTTACTCCCCCTAAAAAGGCCCCTCCCCCGGCTTTGATGTTTAGTTTGTTAGCACTCACTATTGGATGGATGCTATGTTAGTAAGTGCTGATTAACTTGTGAGTGATAGCAAGATGCATGCCATTGCGTATAGTGGGATGACATATCGTGTACGTGTGAGTGACAGAATTTGTACGTGTGAGCAGGAATTGTCACTAGTTTCTCATATTGTGGGAAAGATTGTTGCTTTGAGGTTGAAATGAGGTTGGCATAGAGTGTGCATATGGATTGAGTGTCGAAACTAATTTGTGAGTGTGAAAGGAGAATCAAATGCGACTGATTCAGCAATACCAGCACAACGACCGTGTTGTGAAAGTGCATTGGAATTCCCAATTGCAAGAATACAAAGTGAGTTTGTTTCGTGCTGGCAAGCACTACGAACCGGGCGATTATTTCACAGATGATAAATCTGATGCTTTGGCAAGCGGACAATTGATGGTTCGTGATGCCAGTAGTTCAGATATTCTCTAGAATTTCGATTTCAGATGCTTGGGTTCGATTGAATCCTTGCACCTGCAATCTCGCAGGATTGTGTTTAGTTCCAATCTTTGGAGGTTATATGTTGCGTGTTCATACTTCTATTGTTTCCGCCGCTGCAATTACTGCAGTCGGTGAGAAAATGATTTCTGTCAAGTGGAACGAAACAAGCAAGCAAACGAAACGTGAAGTTGCGGTTTTGATTCCTTTTGAGAATGTTTCTGCGGTTGATGCGCCAGAATGTTTCAGGCCGTTGATTGAGTGTGCGTTGTTTTCTGCGGCACAAGATAAGCTGAAGATGTTTTGTGAGGAAAATCCGAACAGTTTCGAATTGCAGGATGATTTCTTCAATCGTGATCTGCTGTCTGAATGGTTCGTTTCTGGCAATGGCTCGAAATGGTTGGGAAAGAAAGAACTCGAAATTGCTTTCACTGGCTCTGCGACTTGGAAGAGAATTGCGTCGAGGCCAGAATTCTCAAACAACAAAACTTATCAGGCTGTTGCGAATCGGTTTAAGGAGACCATTCTCAAACTCAGTGGAAAAGCGACTGTGATTTCTCCCGATGACTGTGATGCGATCTTGAGCAAGATTGAAGATTCTGATCTGGAAACTCAGTTTGGAGAGTTTGTTGTGAATCGGCTGGAAACGATGAAGAATCGGAAGCAAGAAAAGATCGATTTCGATTCACTCTGAAATTTCTCTAGATTGCCTCGTGAATCGGGGCTTTCTAGTGCAATTTCGCACTGATTCACTTCAGAGGAAATAATGGATAAATTCTATCAAAACTGTGGAAAACTTCTCGGGCACCACATTCAAAAGTGTGGATCGTTTCCTCGCACATCATTTGTTGCCTGTTTTCAGTATCAACGAGGTGAGGCAGAATTTGATGGAAGAGTTTGGACATTTCGACTATTCAACATGATCTAACTTCCAATTCTCTCCGAGCCGTAACACGTAGCACGTACCATTTACGGCCCCTCCTCCCTCCCGGCCCCTCCACCCTTCAC